ATCTAATTTTATTTATAAATTTTCAGTATTAATTGAAATATCTTGAGTAGCAGAATCAATAATAATATCCACTGTAATTTCCTGTAAAGGAACAATATCTTTGTATTTTAATACCAAATGATATTTACCTTGTCTTACATCAGCTTCATTATTTACCTGAAGATCATCATAGGAAGTAGCATATTGATCACCAATCCATTCATATGATGTTATGGCCTGATTATCTACTAAGTCATCCATAATTACTCTACCTTCTAGATAAATATTTTTCCAAGTAACCCAATTATTTGGTTCTTCTATATATCTTTCTAGAATTGGCCTTAGATTTTTCTTAATGTATAAGTTTAATCTAACTATAGAAAGGAATTTTTCTGAATCAGATTTTGGATTAGAAGTAAACCCATGCCATAACATAGTTCTTTTACCCTGAGTACTTGTATCTTTGATTACAAAAAGATTACAGTACCATTCAGCTAATTCCTGTAATTCTTCTATCATACCAGGACCACCAAGATTATCAGTTACAGGACCAAGTGCATCTGGAATTATACCTCTATTCATACCAGAGAATGATCTATAAGGCCCATAATTACTTGCTGATGAATCACCCAATCCAATTACTGAACCAAGTACATCACAATTCTGTAAAGAACCATTAGCATCATAATATTTAATACCACCAGCATAATAACAAATATTTTTAGCCTGACCTACTGTTGGTATTAAAGTTTTAAGTGAATTTACAATTTCTGGCTGTTGCTGAGCTTCAAATGTACCTGCTTTATATTTTGGAACTTCTACATATAAAACAATCTCAAATTTAGCTTTTACATCATCAGCAATTTGTTTATAAGCTTCAGTATAATCATTTTTTATATGTTGGTGAACATGAGATAATATCAATTGATACCCATCATTATATCCCCTAATTGCATTATAAGCATCAACCCAAGTAGATACATCTGAATCACCACCATTTTCACCCTCATTAATTATAACATAAGAAGGAGTATCACCTAATTTATCATTAGTATGTTTTTCCCAAGAATCAGTTTCATAGGTATAAAAAGGAGCTACAATATAACCATTCCAATTTTGACATGAAATTAGATAATTAATTACACCATTAATACCTTGTTCTTTTAATTTACTTAACATAGTATCAGTACTATCAATACCAGTACCTGAAGAATTAGTAGCAGAACCTTCTAGATTTACTGATAATTCAAGATTTGGTGCATTATTTACAAAATCCTGAAATACTGATGGTTCTATAAAAGGTGTTTGCCCTTCACCAGCACTAGAAAATATTAAGTTATTAGCTAATATATTTTCTGTTGGTATATTTATTACTGTACTAGAATCTTCACCAGATTTATTATAAGCTGTAAATTGTTGTAAATAATACTTATTTGATGGAGAAGAAGCTTTATATAATTTTAAATAAAAGTTTCTGTTTAAACCATAACCAGTATTATCTACAATAGCAGATCCAGCTTCCTTAGTTTTTATATTTATACCTATAGTATAAGTTTGAGTAGTATCATCTGGATTATTTAATATAATCTGGAAAGTATAAGCTCCATCTGCTGAAGGTGAATCATCAAATAGATTTATTACTTTACCTGTACCTTGTGATACTTCACCAGAACCAGCTACCCTTGATATCCTTAGTTTTGAACCCAGTTCAAAAGCTTTTTTAATATTAGA